CACTAAGGGTAAGGGTTCAGACGACGGACGATTCATTGGAACTAACGTGCTCAACGAAGCGTTCCTAGAACGATTCCCAGTGACCTTTGAACAAGAGTACCCTACTGTCGCTACTGAAACTAAGATTCTGAATAAAATCTGTGACGATTCAGAATTCTGTAAGCGTCTTGCTGACTGGGCAGACATTATTCGTAAAACCTTCTATGATGGTGGTATCGAAGAGGTGATCAGTACCCGTCGTCTTGTTCACATTGTCAAGGCATATTCAATCTTTAATGACAAAGCCAAAGCGATGCAAGTTTGTCTGAATCGTTTTGATGATGAAACCAAACAGTCCTTCATGGAACTGTATGACAAAGTTGATGTTGACTTCCAGATGCCTTCTGAGAATGTTGACGACGTTCCCTTTTCTTGATACAATTACTGAGGTTACATTATGAACACTGCAATGACTACGTTAGGTGGTATGTCCGACGACACCATTACCTTCACTGGTAGTGTTTTCTCTGAAGACACTCTGATTGGTGCTGCACAACCTGTTGATATGGATGGTATCTTCGGTGGCGCAGGAGCTGATTACATTACTTTTGATACTGAGAGTGATTTTTCCATTGATTTGACTATGAACAACGACCCCAATCGATACAAATACAGTGAGGATCGAATCCTCCAAGAGTTGAAAGAATATATTTCTGGTACATACAACGCTCACTATTCTGCTGGTGACGACAAGATTCAAACTCTGGATCTGATTGAAGCTTGTGGTGATGGTGAATCTTTCTGTCGTAGTAACATCCTGAAGTATGCATCTCGATACGATAAGAAAGGCACTGCACGTCGAGATATCATGAAGATTCTCCACTATGCAGTCCTCCTGATGCACTTCAACGACAAGAACTCTATCACCGAAACTTACAATCAATGACAACTAATATGCAACTCTCCGACAAAACCCTCAACCTTCTCAAGAACTTTGCGGGTATCAATCAATCTATCCTTTTCAAACAAGGCAAGACTATTCGCACTATCAGTGTGATGAAAAATATTCTTGCAGAAGTCAACGTTGACGAAGAGTTTGAACGCGACTTCGGTATCTACAATCTGAATGAGTTCTTGAACGCAATGTCTCTGTATCAAGATCCTCAATTGGATTTCAAGAATGAAAGTTATGTCTCTATCCGAGAGGGTAAGACTCGTTCTAAGTATTTCTTTGCAGATCCTGCAGTTATCGTTACTCCTCCAGACAAGTCCATCACTCTGCCTTCCGAGGATGTGAGTTTTGAACTGAATACCCAACAACTAGACAAACTGTTGAAGGCTGCTGCAGTCTATGGTGTTCCCGATCTTTCTGTAATCGGTGAGAACGGTGTGGTTAAGATCGTTGTTCGTGATAAGAAGAACGATACTTCTAATGACTATGCTGTCGTAGTTGGTGAAACTGCTGCATCTTTCTGTCTCAACTTCAAGGTTGAGAACATCAAGATCCTTCCTGGTTCCTACAACGTGACTATCTCCAGCAAACTACTTTCTCGATTTGTTTCTGAAGATAAGAATCTTGTGTACTACATTGCACTGGAACCAGATTCTACTTATGATGAATGAACGCAAATAGATTGCGTATTATAGGAAGTGCCAGTCTTTTGATTGGTTACTTCCTTCTTCTCTATCTGGATGTTAGAATTGGTTGTACATTCAGATTGATCGGTGGGTGCTTCATGCTTCCATTTGCCATCTCAATCAAAACTTGGGATGTCGTTGGACTTCAAACATTCTTTGCGGTGATTGATGCATCCAAGATTATTCAACTTTCATTATGAACATCTTTGTTACTGACCCTGATCCCCTGAAGTCGGCTAAGGTTCTTCCTGACAAACATATTGTCAAGATGCCACTGGAGACTTGTCAGATGCTTGCTATCGTATGCTCTGACAAATGGGGCCACGGATTTGGCACTCTTCCCAAGGCAGATGGTACTCCCTATGCCACTGAGAAGGGTGCCTTTCGTAATCACCCATGCACTATCTGGGCAAATGCTTTTGTGAGTAACTGGAGATGGTTACTTGCTCATGGATTTGCTCTGTGTAATGAATACTCACTGAGGTATGGTAAACCACATACCTGTTTCAATACTCTTCAGGCTGCAAATGAAATCCTTCCTTGTGTGGATTCACAAGGTCGTGGTGGAGAACCTACGCCTTTCATATTTGCAGGGCCTGATGAGTTCAAGTATGATGAAACTGTTGATATATACACGAAGTATAAGATGTATATTTCATCCAAACCTTGGGTAAAGGATAATTACCTGCGAATGCCACAACGAAAACCTGACTGGGTTTAATTTATTATGAACAAAACTGACTTTCTTTGGGTTGAGAAGTATCGTCCTCAAACCATTGAAGATTGTATTCTTCCCGACTCTGCCAAACAGATGTTTCAGGAGTTTCTAAATAAGAAAGAGATCCCCAACCTTCTCCTTTCTGGTCCTCCTGGTATTGGTAAGACCACGGTTGCAAAGGCTCTTTGTCATGAACTTGGAGTAGACTACTATGTCATCAACGGATCCGATGAGGGACGATTCCTGGACACGGTACGGAATCAGGCCAAGAATTTCGCTTCGACCGTCTCACTATCTGCATCTGACGCAAAGCACAAAGTCATCATTATTGACGAGGCTGACAACACAACCCACGACGTACAGCTCCTCCTACGGGCAAATATTGAGGCGTTTTATAACAACTGTCGATTCATCTTCACCTGCAACTACAAAAACAAGATCATCGAACCCCTCCACAGTCGATGCGCCTGTGTTGATTTTTCCATCACTGGTAAACAAAAACCCGCCATCGCTGCAAAGTTCTTCGGACGCATCCAACAAATCCTGGATACAGAAGGTGTTGAATATGATAACAAGGTCCTGGTAGAACTTATTAACAAACACTTCCCAGACTGGCGTCGGGTGTTGAATGAGTGTCAAAGATACTCCGCAAGTGGGAAGATTGATTCTGCAATTTTGACGGAGTTTTCTGATGTCAACACTAACACGTTGGTTAAATACCTCAAGGAAAAGAATTTTTCCGAAGTACGTAAATGGTGTGTCAACAACCTGGACAATGATCCTACTGTACTTCTGCGTCGTATTTACGATGCTTGTTATGATTCCTTGGTTCCGAATAGTATTCCTGCTGCTGTGCTTGTTATTGCTAAGTATCAGTATCAAGTGGCATTTGTGGCGGATCAGGAGATAAACCTTCTCGCAGCATTGACTGAAATTATGGTGGAGTGTGAGTTCAAATGAAAAAGAAGAAAAGGACACAGACTAAAGAGAACTATTATTATTGGTTCTGGATTGTCGCAATGGTTGCATTCATTGTCCCTCAGGTTTTTACTGCATGGGCATATGTAAACATTGTAGATATTATTAAAAACGATTCCGTTCGAGTTGAGGTACAAGAAAGATGATTGATGTAAAACTGATTCGTATCGTTACTGGCGAAGAGATTATTGCAGAACTAGTTTCACGGGATGAAAATACTATCACTGTGAAGAATGGTCTTGTGGTTCTTCCTAGTGCTCAGAATGTAGGATTCGCTCCTTGGGCAACTGTCATCAGTAAAGAGAACCCCGAGATTACAATGGATATGCGACATGTAGTTTACGTCGCAGAAGTTGAAGAAAATGTCGGAAAGAAGTATAATGAAATGTTTGGGAGTAAGTTGATTACTCCTGAGAGTAAGAAATTGATTGTTTGATATGCAATTAGAACTTGATGATGCAATTTACGCAGCAGACAAATTCATCGATTATTTCTCTAACATGGGACGTATCGATGAATATTTGCGTAATGTGAAACTTGATAGAATGAGTCAGATGCAAACGTCTCTTCTGGGTATGGGTCCAGAGGATGACATGTTTGACGCATTTGATATGCACCCCGAAGACATGGATATCCGAGTGTATCCTGCAGGTGTCAAGGGTGGTTTTAGTAACGAATACTTTAGCGAGAGATTGCAAGTCACTACATCTCATGCTATTGAAGACTCCATTCCTGGTAAGTCCTTGAAGTGGATTGTCAAAGAGATGAACACAAATAAGATCTTAGGATTCTGTAGATTTGGTTCTCCTACTATTAATAGTAAACCTCGCAATGAGTGGTTGGGTAGTGTTCCTGAACTGACAAGATTCAATCGTCATGCGATCATGGGATTCATTATTGTCCCGACTCAACCATTCGGTTTCAACTATCTGGGTGGTAAACTCCTGGCGCTCCTGTGTTGTTCTCACACCGCCCGTGAGACGTTAAATAGTAAATATGACTCAGACATCTGTCTGTTTGAAACAACGTCGCTCTACGGGTCTACAAAGTCCTCCTCGCAGTATGACGGTCTCAAACCATACATGAGATATAAAGGACTCACACAGAGTGATTTCACGCCTCTCCTACATGATGAGATTTTTCAGGAGTTAAACAAATGGTTCATAGCACGCAATGGGGACAAGAGTCTGGTGAAGGAAGACGCATCCAGTCGCAAACTCAAAACCCAACAGAAAATGATCGCAGTGATCAAAAAAAGCTTACCTTCTCACAAGGTTGCGGAGTTCACAACTGCGATTGTAAGTGCAAAAAATCTGACTGAACAAAAACGTTTCTACATGTCTGATTATGGATTCAGCAACGCTCGTGAAGTTATTATGGGTGAACAAGAAACTCTTACTCCTGGCCAAAATTATGAAAAGTTCCATACCGAGAACTTGATTAAGTGGTGGAAGAAGAAAGCATCCAATCGATATGAGAAACTGAAGTCTGAAGGTAGACTCCGCACCAAGGTAGAGACTTGGAATTCAAACCCTGATGAGATTGACATTATCCGATGACTTGTGAAGTAACAATGTATCGTGGTGGGACGATATTTAAAGAATCTTATGTTGTCCGTGATTATCAAGAGGCAAGAAAAGTCGCTTTGGCTAGAAACCCAGGTGTAACTATTGTTGGCGTAAACGCAGTATTTGAATCATGAGTTATGAACTGAAAGACTATCTGAATTCCATTAATTTTACAAAAGAAAATCTTATGTCGGAAGAGGATCCGACATGGGAAAAGAAGTATCCTCCCTTCATTGTAAATAAGTGTCTGTCTGGTTTCATCGACACCGTTATGTTTGCAAACGAGATGAATGTCAATCACCAACTACCATCTCGTCTCCAATATGACTTTCTTATAAATACCGTTAGGAAACGGAAAAGATTTTCTCCGTG